AGAATTAAATTATTAGTAAGATATATTAAAGAGTTTGTATCTAACCACACTGGGAATGAAACTAATGGACAATGAATTAGAAAAAGTATTAGAGAAGAAATTCTTTTGTCCTACTAGATTTGCTCAGGCTATAGAGCAGATGGTATTAGATAATCCTCAGATGAATTATATAGATGCTATCATTCATTTCTGTGATCAGAATAGTATAGATTTGGAATCAGTTCCTAAACTTATTCCTAAACCTTTGAAAGAGAAGATTAAATATCAAGCACAAGAACTTAATTTTTTAAAAAGAACATCTAGAGCTAAGTTAGTATTTTAATGATGCCTTTTGAGTGTTATAAAACATACCTTGCGATGAAGAATCACTTCACCAAGGAAAAATTTGACTATCAAAAATTCGGAAACAAGCTCAGTAGGATATCTGTAAAGTCTTTTTATAATAGGAAGGATAGGTTTTACTTTGAGAAGATGTCAAGGATGTATCCTGATAAGGATATAGAAAACTTCTTTGTATCTAATTTTGTAGGGAGAGACGATCCTCAAGCAGTATACATGGCTACCATTCTTAAGAAAGGAGAGCATACTTATAGGGAGTGGCAGAAGAGAATCCAATCATTAACATATGTGTTTAAGAATGAGACAGCAGAGTTGTTTGATGGTAGGAAGATTGATGATGTATTCAATTGCTCTAAGGGACATCCTCCTATTCTGAAGAGTCATCTAGGTGGGAAGACATCTATAGAGACTATGATTATATGTGATAAGATACTGGGGTATAAAAATAATTTTGATAATAAGTTAGATGATGTAGTGTGGAAGAGTGTGAGTATGAAAATGAAAAAGTATTCTCCCTTCCTAAATATAGATGTATTCCACTACAAAAAAATCCTTAAGGATTTAGTACTTGACACTGCAAGGTGACTCAAGTATACTGGATACACACAAGCCAAATCTCAACAAATACGAGGTAATCTAAATGTCTTTTGATTCTCTAAGGAAACAATCCAAGTTAGGATCACTAACTGATAAGTTAGTTAAAGAAGTAGAGAAGATGAACTCTTCTCCAGGAAGTACAGACGACAGGTATTGGAAAGCAGAACTAGACAAGACTGGCGTAGGGTCAGCAACTGTCCGTTTTCTCCCAGCTCCTGATGGTGAAGAACTTCCTTGGGTTAAAGTTTATTCTCATGCTTTTCAAGGTCCAGGTGGATGGTACATTGAGAATTCCTTAACCACAACAGGTGGTAAGGACCCTGTTTCAGACTACAACCGTACACTATGGAACAGTGGTAATGAATCAGATAAGGATACAGTACGTAAGCAGAAGCGTAAGCTTTCTTACTACTCCAACATTTATGTTGTTAAAGATCCTCTTCATCCTGAGAATGAAGGGAGAGTATTCTTGTTTAAGTATGGTAAGAAAATATTTGATAAGATTCTGGAAGCAATGCAACCAGAGTTTGATGATGAAACTCCAATCAATCCTTTCGATTTCTGGCAGGGTGCAAACTTTAAACTGAAGATCGTTAAGAAGGATGGGTTCTGGAATTATGACAAGTCAGAGTTTGATAAGGTAGTACCTTTGTTAGATGATGACGATGCATTGGAAGCACTATGGAAGAAAGAGTATTCTCTATCTGCTATTACTGCACCAGACCAGTTTAAATCTTATGAAGATTTGGAGAGACGTTTAAAGACTGTCTTGGGACAGAATCGTGCTCAAGCTCCTAGATTAGATCAGGAAGTTGTTGCTGAGTCAGTAGACCCAACTCCAGCACCTGTAGCATCATCTTCTAATGAAGAAGATGAAGCCCTTAGTTACTTTCAAAAGTTAGCTGATAGTTAATTATTGATAGAGTCTAATATTTTCTCCTCTCTTCAAGGTGTTGCTCACATACTGAGCAGCACCTTTTTTATATGGCATGATTTCATCCATATCATTATAGACTATGTTTAGATATGATGGTTTTAAAATATAGATATTTCTTTTAGCATCTTCTTTTTTCATTTCATATTCATAGTTGGTAACTGCTTGAGTCATTTTAGCAGCGGGAATAGTATGATATGTATTGTCGAAGTATTCGAAGTAGTATGCATTTCCAGTTCCAACATCTCCTTCCACAGTAAAGGTAACTTCTTCATTTCCTGTCATCTCAGGAGCTTTGACAGCAGGAATGTCTGCTAGATTATATTTAAATCTAATTACAACATCTCCTACAGCAAGTATTTCAGTTACTGCAAACCTTCCATTATAAGTATCTTCAGATACTCCTTGAATATAAACTTCAGAACCTACTACTAAGTTCTCAATACCTTTGTACATAGTAACAGTTGCTACTTTAGATTCAGTACCTGAGATTTGGTTTACTGTTGTATTAATTGCTTGAATATAGTTTCCATTAGTCCTCCATGTATTAGGAGTTTCTAATCCTTTTTCTAATATAATTCCACCTTTAGAGTCTTTAATTTCTAGAGTTTCATAGTGATGAATTCCATTATATAATTTATCATAAGTACCGTATTTCTCAAGGAGGACTTCATCTAAAGATGATTGAGGTAGAGGCCATTCTGTTTGAAGGTTTATTATATTATTAGATAAAAGAATTACCCAATCTAATTTAGAATCACCATACTCTTGATTAGCTATGTTATCAGGTCTTTCGTCTCCAATTATTTTATACTTAGTAAAATAATTTACGTTACCAAATATATCAGAGCGAAGTTTCCCTCTTTTAAATAAATTTTTGACACTAATATAGTCAGAAATATCGGTAGTTCCTTTATTTCTATTTACATATTCAAAGTTTGGTATTTGTCTGAAATAAGATTGTGGCATGTTTAGAATCCCATATCGTTAGTTCCACCCTTCTCCCAGTCTCTACTATATATTGGATTCAATTCACTGAAGGCTAGTGATAAACCGTAAGAAGTCATAGATCCATCATCATATGTCATGTATGATCCATCAGGATTATATTGAACACTGCAATTAGTAAGAGCACACATTTTAATTTTGTTTAAGAATGGATGTTCTCCTCCACTTTTAAATATGTATTTTAATTTGAATACATTAGGAGTCATTAAGAATAATTTACTATCATCTGTCTGAACAGCCATATTTTTTTTAAAGAATCTAATAATCTTTCTTACAAGATTTGCTTCTCTTTTTTCTCTAGGTGTAAATTGAAAATTATAATTAAATTTTCTTAATGAAGGACCCTGAAAGAGAAGTTCTAGGTTAGGGTTTAATATCTTACCAGTTCCACGAGTGAAGAGTCCTTGGTTTCCTATTGCTTGTCCTGCAAAGTAAGATGCAATATCATTACCTTCTACACCACTTCCAAGATTTTTAACTGCTTCTAGTCCTCCAGCCATTATATTTTTAGCAGCATCTATTCCCTCTTGAGCATTCTTTGCTTCTCCAATTCCTTTAATAGCATTTTGAGCTGTACCAAATGCTGTAGCTTCAAATGGATTAGCTGTCCCTTGATTCCAATCAACACCAGAACTATCTGCTAATCCTTGTTGCATTGGTAGAAATACTGTTCCTACTTTTTTACCCATTCTTTCATCTGCTTCTCTAAATCCACCTTCATTACCAAATGTATTAGGTTCATGTTCATATGCACTTACCTGCATATAATCATATCTTATTCTAGGATTTTCATTCAAAGGATATCTTAATGTAGCTCTGCTTCCAGGTCTTCCTGAAAGAGTAGATCTTCCATTAGCATCTTGATTCTGCTCAGTTACTGCCCATCCTTGATTCTCTCCTCTTATAGTACTATTGTTTATATTGGGTGATGATTTTCCTGTTGCTTTCTTAAATGTTTTTTTAAATGTTGGATTACTTATTGCTTGAGCCATCCATGCATCACTACTTCCTCCTTGAGCGATATAGTTTGGACCAAAACCTAAGTCTTGTATCTGTGCATATTCTATTTCATCCTTTTCAGCATCATAATAATCGCCAGCTACATCTTTTTCTGTTTGAGTAATAACTTTACCCACGCCCGTTCTTATCACCTTAGACGAATCCCCTACAGTTTTAGTGTAGAAAGACTTGTTGTCCAGAAGAAAGTAAGAGCTTATAGTGGCGGCCATTAATATCTTTTTAGTTATTTAGTCTTAAAGTTTGCATAAGATAATGAGCGTAGGTAATCTATCTCATCATTCTGTATAACATGTAAGGTTCCTACAATTTCATTCCACGTATAGTTCCTTGATGTACCCCAGTGAAAGTTGAGTCCTTGGAATCCCCACCTATCTACAAAGGTAACAGCA